TTTTGCTCAGAGAATAATTTTCAACCCTTAAGTAAAATTGAATTTGGTAGAAATGTTTGTAATTACTATAACTTAACAACTAAAACTAAAAAAATTAATGGTAAAGTCTATAGAATATATGATGATAAAGAATAAAAAGGTAACAGATCATCTGCTACCTAAAAAAATACACTTATAATGATTGAAATTACTTTATTATAAGCACATTTTAAAAAATAGATCTGTTACCATCTGTTACCTCTCTGTTACCATTGCAATAACTGTATTTGAAGTCAAAGGTAACAGATGTATCAAAAAAATATTAAAACATTGAGGAAAATATACGTTTTTTTAAAACGTATCATAATAAAATAATATATAATATAAAAGTAAAATCTGTTACCTATAAAAAAGCCTTATAAGTATTTAAAATACTGAAAAATTTAGGTAACAGATGGGTCTAAAAAGATCTGTTACCTAAGGTGGAGAAAATAAATGATGATGCATATTGAATATTCACCGGCTATATTTTCTGTGACTAAATATCGTAATGCATGTGGTCTTATGAATATAAATCTTGATAATTTCTTTCCGACAACAAGTAAAAAATTTAAGATTTTTATGTCGGCAATACGTTTATCTTTACAGCAAGAAGAACATATACAGACTTTAAAAGATTATTTTAAAAATCAAATTAATAGATGTGAAGCAGAAATTAAGACACTTTCAAAGACTTATCTTGATGCAAAACAATTAATAGCAGATTCAAAAAATTGGATAGAAACTAAGAGAAAACCAAACGGACTACGATTCACAGAGGCAGAGATAAAGCAACTGCAAAAAGATTTAAAGTTGGCATTAAAAACAGAAAAGTATTGCGTTAGGGAGTTTAATAAGAATAAGAGATATATAAAATCATATCAAGCACATATAAAGGAGTTGGATAAATGGGGATAAAGGAAGAGTTAAAAGATTTGCGAGTAATTTCGAAAATAATTGATAGCAAAAACAGACAATTAGCACAACTAAAAAGATACTGCACTACGATAAAATCTTTTGACTACAGCAAAGAAAAAATAAACGGAGGAAAAAAGCAGGATTTCAGCGACACAGTAGATAAGATTATCGATTTAGAAAATGAGATAAATAGGGATATAGACGAGCTGATTGATAGAAAAAATAAAATGAATGAGTTTATAAAATCTACTTTATCAGGAAATGAATATATTGTAATCCAAATGCGATACTTCGATGAGTACGACTGGATAGAAATAGCTATAAAGCTTAATTACACCATTGATAACATATATAAAATTCATGGAAAAGCGCTTTTTAAATTAAATAAAGTTTACAGTAAATTACAGTAAAAATGTGATACAATAGTATTGAGAGAATAGCCCATAATTCCTCCTTATAATTTAAAACCGTTATGTTTGAACGCATAGCGGTTTTTTAATGCAAAGGATTTAACATGTATAAGATAAAGAAAATACGAAGAGGATATATCGTGATTAATACGACGACAGGCAGACACGCACATTTTAGAAGCTTGTTTGGATGCAGGTGTATTATATATTATCTGACTAATAACATCGAGATAAGTAATCCCTATCTGCAAGTATCTGCGGAGAGACTGAAAGATAAGGAGAAGAAGAAAGATAAGTATGTGAATAAGAGATTATAAGAAAGGATACCCTACCCATGCTAACTACCTGTAGATATTGCAACAGCATACACGACAGCAGTTATGAGTGCGAAAAGAAACCGAAGCCTGAGTACAAAAAGAACTGCACTTATATCGACAGATTCAGGTCATCAAGAGCATGGCGTAAGAAAGCCGAAGCTATAAAGAAGCGTGATAAATATTTATGTGTATATAGCTTATCCAAAGATGTTATAGAAACACATGACCTTGAAGTACATCATATCGTGCCAATCAAAGAAGATTGGAGTAAAAGACTTGATGACAACAATCTAATCACACTAACAAGATTGATTCATGAACAGGCTGAGGATGGAACGATAAGCCGAGAGGAGCTATTAAACTTAATATCCCCCCGGGATGTCGAGGATTTAAAAGAGAAAAATTAGACGACCGAGCAACCGTATCAAAAACACATAAAATCTGTAAAATGAAGCCCTATAGGGCTAAAGAATTAAAAAATATACTACTAAAGAAAGGAGGATATGAAAATGGCAAGACCTACAAAATCAGCTAAACTGCTCCACGAATGCAGTCAAACAAAAGAAGAAATAAGAAAAAGGATAGACGCAGAAGAAAAACTAAAGGGCAAATCAGATAAGATTAAGCCATCAAGCTATCTAACGAAAAAACAGAGAGCGATATTTAAAAACATAGTGTCAGAATTGGAGAATGCAGGTATCCTCGGTAATCTTGATGTATATCTTTTAAATCAGATGTCAATAACTATTGATAGGTTGCAGGAGTTGGAACTGCTGATTAATAAGGACATAAAACTGTCTTTCAATCCTGATATCATAAGAGCAAGAAATGCGTACTCCAGAGATTTTCAAAGATTATGCAACGAGCTATCGTTAAGTCCGCAATCAAGGGCGAAATTCGGCAATATAAATTTACAAAAAGAACAGGAGCAAGGAGATCCACTCTTAAAATTATTAAAGGGAGCTGGTTAAGATTAAAAAGCATTTAAGTTATAGATACCTTGCTGATGTCCTTGACGGTAAAATAAACGCTCCTAAATACGTTATAAAGCAATGTAAAAAAATGCGACCAATCTATGATGGTGATGACAAGAGATATATCATAGATTCGCACAAAGTAGATTTGATAGACGGTCTTTTAAAGCTGATGATAATGCCTAAAGGTTTCAACGCAGGACTTACCGTTTATGAAAGTTTAGCAGGATTTCAAAGTTTCTTTATAATATCGATGATATGTACGGTTTATAGAAACGATAAAAATAAACGAAAGTTCAGTAAAGCACTATTGGAGATATGCAGAAAAAACGGAAAGACGTTTTTAGTTGCGATAATTTTCATATTGCTTTTTTTGTTGGAACCTGAATTTTCAGACTTTTATTCAGTAGCTCCTGACGGCTCACTGTCAAGAGAAATTAAAAAGATGATGGATCAGATTATAAAATGCTCACCATATCTGCGAGATAAATTCATAATACGAAGAGATGACATCGAATGTAAGATTAACACAAGCAAATTTGTACCGCTTAACTACTCGAACAGTAGGCTTGATGGTAAATTACCGAGTGTTTTTGTTGTAGATGAAGTCGGAGCTTTGCCAAACAACTACGCTATCGAGGCAATGGAATCGGGACAGCTTACTATAAAAAATAAATTAGGTTGTGTGATTTCAACGAAATATCCAAAGATTGACAATCCTTTTGAAGATGAAGTTGAATATGCAAAAAAAGTGCTTGATGAACTAATAGAAGATGATGAATTGTTTGCTCTACTTTATGAACCTGATGACAAGAAAAATTGGGAACAAAACGACAGTATATTGGAGCAATCCAATCCGCTCGCCTTGGAAATATCCGAAGTAATGGAAGTCATAAAGAAAAAAAGACAAATAGCAATTGAAACACCATCAAAGCGTGAGAATTTCGTAACTAAACATTGTAATATAATATATCAAGGAGTGGGCACAGAAAGCTATATTGATGTGCAAAATCTATATCCTAACCGTATTTATGCGAGTGAGTTTGATTGGGAAGGTAGAGAAGTTTTTGTTGGAATTGACTTTGCACTTACAACAGACAACTGCTCAATAGTAATGCTTACTTACGACGCAAATACAGACAGTGTATACAGCAAGAACTTTGCTTTTATTCCTGACGGGAGAATAGATAATAAGTCTGTAATGGAAAAACTCGACTACAGAGAAATGATACGGCGAGGCTATTGTATGCCTTGCGGTGATGATGTAGTTGATTATCTTTTTATGGAAAATGTCGTACTGGATCTTGAAGAAAAATACGGAGTTATGGTAAATCAAATAGGCTATGACAGATACAACGCCCTATCATCTGCACAAAAATTCACTGAAGCAGGATATGTGGCTGTGGAAGTGAAGCAGACATCAGCAGTATTGCATAGACCT